TTACAAGTCTCTCAACATTCCTATCTCACGTTTACAGTCAGACTCTGGTTTCAATATGGGTCGGGCGGCAGAGATTACACGGGACGAGATAAAGTTCACTAAGTTTATTCAGAGACTACGAAAACGATTCTCTCTATTGTTTCAAGATTTACTCAAGACTCAGTGTGTGCTGAAAGGCATTATGACTGCTGAAGATTGGGAAGATATGAAAGAAGATATCATCTTTGATTTCAATGATGACAATCATTTCTTTGAACTAAAAGATGCAGAACTTCTAGAGTCACGAATCAATCAGTTAAATGCAGTCACGGAGTATGTTGGTACATATTATTCTATCGAATGGGTGAGAAAAAATATTCTTAAACAAACCCAAGAAGAAATGTCACGAATTGATAAACAGATTGAAGATGAGAAAAATAGCGGTCAAGTTGACCCAGAAGCTGGTAGAGATATGGGTGGTCCAGAAGGTGGGTTTGGTGATCCAAGTCGGGGTGTTGAACAAGAACCTGATTATGAAGATGACGATGAACCCGAGGACGAGGCTGCATAAATTTTACTAATAATAAATATTAGAAAACTATAAGGAGATATTATTATGGCAAACAGTAAAGACATGATTGGTGCTGTTGCAAACGGTGATCTAAACAAAGCTAACGACATTTTCAACGATGTTATGGCAGCAAAACAGACAGATGCTTGGGACGCTGCTCGTATGGATGTTGCTCGTACAGCATTTGACGATGTTACTCCAGAGGTTACAGATGAACCAGTAGATACTGGTATCACAGGTGATCCTGAGGAAGTTCCCGAAGAGGAAACAGAGGAATAATAAATGAAACTAATATCAGAACACATTGATAGTATTGAATACCTAATCGAAAAAACCGATGACGGTCCTAAGAACTATCGCATCAAAGGTGTGTTCATGCAGGCAGAGATGAAAAACCGTAACGGTCGTATGTATCCCATGTCTGTATTAGAGAAAGAGGTTGGTCGATATAACAAAGAGTATGTTAACCAGAACCGAGCCTTTGGTGAGTTGGGACATCCTGATGGTCCAACTGTTAATCTAGAAAGGGTATCACATATGATTACTAACCTTCACCCCGATGGTAAAAACTTTATCGGTGAAGCAAAGGTTATGGATACACCTTATGGAAAAATCGTAAAGAATCTTATTGATGAGGGTGCCAAACTTGGCGTTTCGTCAAGAGGCATGGGTTCACTAGAACCTCGCCGAGATATGCAGGTAGTCAAAGATGATTTTTATCTGGCAACTGCGGCCGACATCGTAGCAGATCCTTCTGCTCCTAATGCTTTCGTTGAAGGCATCATGGAAGGCAAGGAGTGGGTTTGGGACAACGGCATAATCAAAGAAATGGATATTGAAGCATATAAAAGACAATTGAAGGTGAAATACGCAAAACGCACTGCTCAGGTTGAAAACCGCGTAAAGGTGTTTGAAGATTTCATGTCAAAAATCTGAATATGATAAATAACTAATATTCTAACACAATAAGGGAGTTATCTAACAATGACAGATATCAATACCGAGCTAGAGCAGATCGCCGAAGAGGAATTTGAAAGCGATACGGATCTAGACGAAACGATGCATGCCGATGCCCCCAAGAAAGGTGCTGCACCAGCTGAGAAAGGCGATAAGCTAGACGGTGAAGTACAAGACATGGGCCAGGCTGTTGTGTCTCCCGATGCCAAAAGTGATCCAGGCAAAGAAGCTTCTAAGAAAGTAGGTAAGGCTTCACCTCCAAAGGCGAAACCATCCGATGCATCCGCAAAGATGGAAGAGGTCGATGAAGATGAAGATGAAGAAGTAATTGCTGAGACACCTGAGGTAGAGGAAGAGTCGATTGATGAGCGTGTCGCTGCTATGGATCTTTCTGATGATGTTCATGCTCTAACCGATACAGAAGGTTTAGAGGAAGAGTTTAAGAAGAAGGCTGCAACAATTTTTGAAGCTGCTATTCGGATGAAACTCAAAGAAGAAATGACTCATCTAGAGGAGAAATACGAAGCCAAACTCGCAACTCAAATTGATGAAGCACAAGAACAAATGGCTGAGAAAGTCGATGACTATCTCAACTATGTTGTAGAAGAATGGATGAAGCAGAACGAAATTGCTATGGAGCATAAGCTCAAAGCAGAAATCGCAGAAGGCTTTATGACCGGTTTGAAAGGTCTCTTTGAACAGCACAACATCTCTGTTCCTGAAGAACAGTTCGATATGCTTGACGCAGCATCTGAGAAGGTCGCTGAGCTTGAGGATAAATTGAACGAAGCTTTGGAAAACAATATTGAGTTGAACAAAGTAAATGCCGATCTAAAACGGACTGACATTCTACTAGACGTAGCTTCTGATCTTGCAGATACAGAAGTAGAAAAGTTTGCTGGTCTTACAGAAAATATCGAATACATGAGCGAAGAAGATTTTCGTGAGAAAGTCGAAACAATCAAGGAAGGATATTTTCCAAAAGCACAAGCAACACAACCAAGTGATGATACTGCAGCACCAGTAGAAGGACAAGAAGAAGTTGATCTATCCGACTCAATGGGCTCTTATATGTCTGCTATCTCACGAACTCACCTCCGTGAGAAAGCGGAAGCTTAAAAGTTTTACACACAAAAAGGGAGAAAACTAAAATGTTTCAAACGGAACAACTACAGGAGAAGTGGCAGCCAGTATTGGGTCACCCTGATCTTCCCGAGATTAAGGACCCTTATCGTCGGGCAGTCACTACTGTAATCCTGGAAAACCAAGAGCGTGCAATGCGAGAGGACTCTGAGTTCCTTCGTGAAGCCGCTCCAACCAACGCAACTGGCTCAGGCGTCAGCAATTGGGATCCAATCCTAATTTCGCTCGTTCGTCGTGCCATGCCTTCACTAATTGCTTATGATATCTGCGGCGTTCAGCCAATGACAGGCCCCACAGGTCTTATCTTCGCAATGAAGGCACGTTACACATCACAGGCCGGTACAGAAGCCCTGTTCAATGAAGCCGATACCAAATTTGCTGGTACAGGTACTCATACAGGTTCTGACGTACTTAAAGCTCTAAGTGCTGGTAACTTCTCAACAGGTACAGGCATGACCACAGCCGCTGCTGAAGCCCTAGGCGACAGTGCTGCTAATGCTTTTGCCGAAATGGCATTCAGCATTGAGAAAGCAACCGTAACTGCAAAGTCACGTGCTCTTAAAGCTGAATACACAATGGAACTCGCTCAGGACCTCAAGGCCATTCACGGTCTAGACGCTGAGACAGAACTTGCTAACATTCTAAGTTCTGAGATCCTTGCTGAAATCAACCGTGAAGTAGTTCGTACTATCTATCGTAACTCTAAGCAGGGTGCCGCTCGCGACACAACTGCCGCTGGTATCTTCGATCTTAATACAGACTCCAACGGTCGCTGGTCAGTTGAAAAATTCAAAGGCCTCATGTTCTCTATCGAACGTGATGCTAACGTAATTGCTCGTGACACACGGCGTGGCAAAGGTAACATCATCCTTTGTTCTGCTGACGTTGCTTCTGCTCTTACAATGGCAGGTCTCTTGGACTACACATCTGGTCTATCTGACAACCTCAATGTTGACTCAACAGGCAACACATTCGCTGGTACATTGAATGGCCGCTTCAAAGTCTACGTTGATCCTTACATGAACATGGGTGTACCTTACGGTGCTTCTGGTGCTTCTGCTAACCAATACTATGTTGTTGGGTACAAAGGTACTTCCCCATACGATGCAGGCCTCTTCTACTGCCCATACGTACCTCTACAGATGGTCCGTGCAGTCGGCGAGAACAGCTTCCAGCCAAAGATCGGCTTCAAGACACGTTATGGTCTACAGGTCAATCCTTTCGCAGAAAGTTCAGCTGCAACAAACGGTTCCGGCACAGTTGACGCCAACGTCTACTACCGTCGTGTCCAGATTGCAAACCTCATGTAAGAGAGTTGCTCTTAAAAATAAGAATGAAGGCAACTTTATTCCAGACCCCGCTTCGGCGGGGTCTTTTTTTATCTACTGGAATTGATAAATAGTAGTGATTAAAGAGAAGGTATTGTACAACGAGAGTTAGACCTTCCGCTCTACGAATGAGGAAAATAAAATGGCAACAGTAACGAAAAAATTAATGGACACTGATTGGCGTACACAACATATTGTTGTAATTGACAATCAGGCCAACTCGGATCAGATAATCATTGATAACTCATCCTTGTCTGGATGGGTTGCAGGTTCTAAACTAGCAATCTCAAAACTATATTGGACTACTGATAGTCCAAGTGCAGGTTTCAAACTAATCTTTAAAGGTACTGGTGGAACATTGGGCACGATATTCATGTTTACTGGTAATGGTACTTATGGATTTACTGGTGGGCAGCCAGCATTAATCTGTGACCATACAAGTGTAACAGCAGTAACTTGTGATTTACATATAACAAACGCAACTGCTAATGGTTCAATTTTTATTGAATGTACTAAGATGGCTCTAGACGGAACTGGTTGGTCTGCATAATGGCAGCAACTGATCTAAGGGTCGGAGAATACGGAGGTAGTACCAGTACGGTTGATACTGGTACTACTGATGCTCTTTCTCGGCAGCCAGAAACATTTGACTATTCACAGTCAAATCAATTTAAGATTTATCTACCCATCTTTCCCACAACAGAATGGTTTGTGGTAAGAGCAAACATTCCTGGTGTTACTATGGGGCAGGCATCTCAGTACACACCTTTTGTAGATGTTGCGGTAGTTGGTGATAAGTTGCAATACGACAACTTTAATATGACATTTATGGTTGATGAACAGTTACAGAACTACATGGAAATGTATAACTGGGTAAAGAACATTGGTTTCCCCTTTAGTGGTAAAGACCAATTTAACAGATTGCCCAGACCCGATAATATTGACCGTGGTAACAATACACAAACAAGAATTAGACGTATGAAAGAAGATACTACAGACCATGGCACGACAAGTGCTGTAGTATCTTCTAGTGATAGAAACTTGTACACAGATATCAAGATGACTATTCTGACAAGTAAAAACAATCCTATTGCGAATGTTACTATCTATGATGCCTTTCCTGTTAGTTTGGGCAACATAGAATATAGTCAACAAGAAAGTGACACAGACTATGCGGTCTGTGAAGCATCTTTTGCCTTTAGTTGGTTTGATGTTGCAGCAAGTAAATCTTGATAAATAAAAAGAAGCAGTTAAGTTATTGACGGGGTAGGTTAATAATCTTCTCACTATATTGTGGAAGCATACATAGTTTAAGGAATCAATAACCTCTAACTGCTTCACCCTTTTACTATATTATGAATATTGAAGAACTATATAATGATGTTGAACGGGACTTGAGAATTGATGATACTGAATTAGACCTAGAGTCTATTCGTACTCCTCAAATACACAACAAGTACCTAAAGTTGTACACGAAACATTCTTTGCAGTATAAAAAACTGCAAGATGATTATAAGGTGTTGTATCGTGCCAAGTGGGAATACTACACGGGCAAGGCACCACCAGATGTATATAAAGAACAGCCCTTTGACTTGAAGGTTCTAAAAGCTGACATTGGCATATATCTTGATGCCGATGTTGAGTTACAGCAACTTAGTCAAAAGGTGGCGTATGCCAAACAGATAGCAGACTACTTAGAACGAATACTAAAGGAGATCAATAATCGCAACTGGACAATAAGAAACACTATTGAATGGAAGAAGTTTATTCACGGTGATTAGTTGTGACTGCTCTAATTGAAAAATTTAATGAAGCGTATATTCGCATCAAATGTGAACCCGACATCGCAAGAGAGTTATCGGAATTTTTCACATTTGAAGTTCCCGGAGCACGATTCATGCCATCCGTCAGAAGTAAAATGTGGGACGGAAGGATCAGATTATTCTCACCTGGTAATGGTAAAATCTATTATGGACTACTACCGTATGTCCAGAGATTTCTCACGGAAAACGGACACGACTATTCGTTATCAGAAGATTTTGAAATTAGAAACCTTGAAAGAAGTCTTACAGCAAAGTTTGTCTGGTCTTTACAGAAAAAAGGATTCAAAGCAAGAGACTATCAGATAGATGCTATTCATAAAATCATTAGTGATAATCGGGGTCTTATACTTTCTCCTACTGGGTCTGGGAAATCTTTTATCATATATGCTTTAGTTAGATACTATGCGCAAAAACTTACTGGTAAAAAAATTATTATTATTGTTCCAACAACAGGATTGGTGGAACAGATGTACAGTGACTTTGCGGACTACGGTTGGTTTCCTGATGAACACTGCCACAAACTATATGCTGGTTCAGATAAGTACACCCGAAAAGAAGTTGTAATCTCTACATGGCAATCTATTTACAAACTAGATAAAAGATACTTTAGTCAGTTTGGTGCTGTTATTGTTGACGAGGCACATCTTGCTAAAGCAAAATCTTTAACTGGTATTATGACCAAGTTACACGATTGTAAGTATCGTGTTGGTCTTACAGGCACACTTGATGGTTCAGAAGTACATCGTCTAATATTAGAAGGCTTGTTTGCTGTACACGAACAAGTCACTACTACATCTGAACTGATAGAAAAGAAACAACTGTCACCTTTACATATTCGTGTGTTAGTATTACAACACAATAAGAATGACAAACGAATGATGAAGGATAAGACCTATCAACAAGAGATGGAGTTTCTGTCTACGAATATGAAACGTAATCAGTTTATTCGTAGTCTGGTGTGTGCTACTGATGGAAACATTCTTGTATTGGCACAGTACATTGAGAAACAGTTAGTACCTTTGTGTGATATGATTGTAGACCATTGTGGTGATAACCGTACGGTACATCTTATCTATGGGGCAACACCTACAGATGATAGAGAGAAAGTAAGACAGTTAGTAGAGAATGATGACAATGCTGTGATAGTGGCATCTTACGGTACATTCTCTACTGGTGTAAACATCAAACGAATACACGCAATCATCTTTGCATCACCATACAAGTCACAGATCAAAGTATTACAATCTATTGGTCGTGGTCTCCGTGTTGCTGAAGATAAACAAGAACTAGAACTCTTTGACATAGCTGATGATTTGTGTTATAATAATAAAGATAACTACACGTTAAAACATATGCAGGAAAGAATACAAATCTACTCAACTGAAGGATTCGACTATGACATCGTACCGGTCAAACTTGATAAGAATAAATAGTAATATGGAATATGCTGATACAGATACTTCTGAAAATATATACAAAGTTTTAAAACTACTTGACGGTAGTGATGTGCTTTGTAAGATACTACAAGAGTATGAGGATGCTCTAGTGGTTGAATGTCCAATGTCTGTAACTAAACAACAGGTACATGATAGGCCAGATCACATTGTAGAACATACAGGACTACAACGATGGATTAGTTTTACAAATGATACTAAGTTTGTAATATCTAAAGAGAAGATACTTGGATCGGCTGATCTATCTCCTGAAGTAATGATTTATTATAAGATGATATCTAGAAAGGCTAAAGCTGAGGCTCTACAAGATCAAATAGAACATAAAGATACTACGGAAGATGAAAAACTGGATAAGTTAAGAGCTAATATAGAACGGTTACAAGAACTAATGGAAGGAGAATCTAGAATATCTGATTATGCTGGTGATCTAGACTTTGATGATGACTTTGAAGAAGATACTAATACTAAGAATAGAATACTACATTAATGGATATTCAGTTTCCCTCGCAGGGACTTAGCTGAGCTTATCATAGAAAACAATATATGTCAACCCAAAATGAAAACTTTATTAAATTATTTTTTGAGTTTATTTCCAACAAAAGAACCTCGTATGTGGGATCATTATTGTGATGTTGAAAAAGACTTTATGGAAACTGCTGTAGGAGAAGAATGTAACTGGTGTGGCAGAATATGCTATGACAAAAAAGATACTGATAATCACAGACAATCTAGTTGACCAAATCAATGGCGTTGTTACAACCTACAAAAATATTGAACCGTATGCGGCTAGGGATGGTTATTCTATTGATTATATTAACCCCGGGAGGTACCGCTATGTTGATTGCCCTAAGTATAACGAAGTCAAACTTGCCTATCCCAAAAACTTGGGTAAAACGATCAAGGAAATATCTCCGGATCATATCCACATCGCCACAGAGGGTGTTATTGGTTTGTTTGCTAGAAGGTATCTTACAGTACACAGGATTAATTACAATACTGCTTATCACACTAAATTTCCTGAAGCTATAAAGACACTGTTTGGCGTGCCAGAAATATTTACATGGCTACTCATACGTTGGTTTCATTCTAACTCAAATGTTGTATTGACAACAACAAAGTCTATGGTAGAAGAACTAAAAAGCCACGGATTTAGCAACAATGTTGTGCCATGGACAAGAGGTGTTGATAGAGAAATATTTAAACCTGCTGAAAGAAAAGCTAAAGAAAAATTAGTGTTGCTCAATGTAGGAAGGGTTAGTAAAGAAAAGAATCTAGAAAAATTTTATGAAATTGATATTCCTAACTGCCAAAAGATACAGGTAGGAGATGGGCCTATGTTAGGAAAGTATATCAAACGGTATCCTGATGTGAATTTTGTCGGATCCAAATGTGGTGTAGAACTTGCTCACTATTATCAACAAGCAGATGTTTTTGTGTTTCCGAGTTGTTGGGATACTTTTGGAATAGTTATGATAGAAGCAATGGCTTGTGGTACACCTGTTGCGGCATATCCTGTACAAGGTCCGATAGATGTAATTGATAACGACATAACTGGCGTGATGGATGCCAATCTGTCAACAGCAATCAAAAAAGCACTTAACTTAGATCGCGAAAACGTGTATAATAAAAGCACAAAGTGGTCCTGGGAAAGAACATGGGAGATATTTAGAGATAATTTCATATCAACTGGAACACTGTAGGACTTGACAACGTACCATAATTATGTTATTATTATAGATGTCGAAACAAAAAGGCATTTATGAAATGAAGAAAATAGTATATTTAGCTGGGCCAATAGCAGGCTTGAACGAAGAAGAAGGTACAGGTTGGAGAAAAGATGTAGCCTCACGACTGAGTGATGCATCGTATGGAGACATTGTTGGTATCTCCCCTCTACGATGTGAACCAGTGAAATCCGGTATGAGGTATGACGAACCAGGTGCAGTTGAAAAGTTGTGGAGTGACCCACGATCTATCAACGCAAAGAACTGGTTAGATACAAAGTCAAGTGATTTGGTGTTAGCATATCTTCCCAAAGTATATAACGATAGACGACCTTCTATTGGAACACTAATAGAGATCGGTTGGACTATCGGTCTGAATAAACCTTTGATAGTTGTTTCAGATGATAACCAGTTGTTAGAACATCCCTTAATCAAATGTAATGCGGCATGGCGTCTAAACGAACTAGACGATGCTGTTGAAGTAATCATTGGATTATTTGGGGACTATGTAAAATGAGGAATAAAAAGTGGCCAGAGAAAAGAAG